TGTCAATGACATATACACTGTTATCAAGCTCTTTTGAATTTACTTTGACTTCAATTCCTGTTTCTAATTTTCCTGATACGTTCGATTTTCCATAAACCACTTTTAAGACGTCAGAGTTCAATGACTCAATAAATATAAGCTTGAATGTATCTGTAAATTCCTTTTGAGGAGATGCAACTGTATCTCCGCCCCAGGCTCTGATACTGTCACTTTCTCTTTTAGTGGAGTTTGTCACTCCATCATCTGAAACGTAGCCTAAACAAACATAAGCTTCGCTTAATGCGTCAGTTGCGTTTGTTGGCAATGCCGTTCCTCTTGGTGCGCTATAAACAGCACCGCCGATTTTTGGCTTGCCTGTCGCAATATTTCTTGTATCGTTCATATTTTCCTCCTAACTGCTAAACTATATGCGTTATTTCATAAATGCACTGATATCTGTACTCCTTTGTACTGATATCAGTAAAGTTGTAGTCTGTCTGATATTTTGAAGCAGATATCTTTTTCATTTGATTCATTTCGTCCATTGCTTCTTTCACTTCTTTATTGAGTCTGTTAGCTTCAAGCATTGATTGAGCATATGACTGAATTGCTACAGTGTCATGCTGCAGCATGTTTTGTCTGCTTCCGCCTGTCTTTTCAACAATGATATATCTTGCTTCGTCAGTTTGTGGCTTTTCAGCATAAACACCCACGTCTATCTTGCCTGACAGGTATCGGATTACTTCTTCTGTGATTATCATTTCTTCACGCTCCCAAGTGCTTTTACAAGCACGTTGTGATTGTATACTTCACGCTGCGCTTGTTCAGTTACGGGCTTTACATTTGCATATGCTCTTTTTTCACCGTTACGAACTTCGGCACGAAATCCGTCTCCTGCAGATGATGATACTTCTCTAGCAATATCTCCAACAGCACCTTTCACTTCAGCACTCTTAAGAAGCTGCTTTACTCCCGCACTGTTAAGCACAAAATCAAACTTACTCATATCTCTCCACCTCGATTTTTTTGTTCCAATCAAGGGGGATAAGCTCTTCTATTCCTTCCTGTGGAATGCCTATTGTTTTCCAAGTTTTGCCAAAAAACTTGACTCTTCTGTCTACCCAATTATGGGTATCACCTTTTGGGATTCCAAGTGAATACACAGCCTTTTTGCCTGTCAAATTCAATTGACTGATAACATCATCACTTGACGCAGGCGCAACAAGAACATTTTCAACCTTTTCTTCTGCTTCTTCATACTGCATTCTGTTGAATGCATCTTTTTCAATTTCTTCCTTTTCAAGAAGAATTACTGTAATGCCTTTAATCTTCTGTGCCATAGAAATCTATCACTCCATACTTCTGTTTTCTTAGCCCCAATCGGCTAAGTTCACTCTTCTTTATGAAAAGTCCACCACCAGGAACAAGATAGCTTCCTGAAAATGAATATCCCATCCCACTCTCTGTAAACTGTGTCATTGGCTCCTGATCAGTTGATGTCATTAATGTTCTTGATACTACGTCTACAGTGACAGACTTCAATACATTTTCAAAAGCCTTGCTTTTTTCTTTTTTTAAGTCAAGGTCTTCATGAACCTTTTCGGCTTCATAACGCAATGAATCAGATACAATATCAAGCAATGCACTTGCTCTTTCTTCTTCATCTAGCTTGAGCGGGCGCCACAATGTGTTAAGATCTTCGATTGTTGCAAATGCTGACATTGTTCATCACCTACTTTTTATTTGGCTCTTCTTCTTTAGCTTCTTCAATATCTTCTTCGTTCAGCTGTTCTTTTTTAGCTTTTTTAGTATTTTCTTTTTTAAAAGGAATCCAGTCACCAGCCAGCTTTGACGCTGCGCTGATGATGACTCCTGTCTTCTTGTTCTTGTATTCCATAAAATTACTCCTTAACAACTCTCGCAAATGCTGATGCGTCAAGGATTCCCCATCCGATATAAGCTTCAGCTCTTAAACAGACTTCGTTGTATGCTTTTAAGTCACGGCCTGTCTGATCCGGATCACCATATTCGATAACTTCAAGCGGAATGTTCTCTGCATACCCCCATTTGAAGAAGTTTTCAAAATCTCCTGTAATAGCCATGTCTTCATCACCTGTTTCATTCTTTGTTGATACTGTCTTATTTTTGTCAAGAGTCATTTCAAAGAAGTAATCAGGGGCCTGCCCAAATCTAAATTCAGGATACTGTCTTACTCCATTCACAGTAATTTTAGACAATGCCTGCCCTGTAGCCGGCGCGATAACTAAACCAGTAACATCGTTTTCATTTGTAGTTACCATCTGAATCGCATCATCGATATTGTCATCTACTTTTGTTTCGTCATATGTTACTAAGTTACTAGTTACTAACCCGTCAAATGAATTTGTATCCTTGAAGCTTGCGTCTGCCATTGATTTAGGTTCTACACCATGCATCGCCGCCAAATCGAAAGCAGTCGCAATTTTCTTTGCGAACCCTTCAGAAAAAAGCTTTAAGTAATCTACCTGCTTTTCATCAGAGCAGTTAATAAATTCATCGCTTACACGCGCCTGATAAACGAATTTTATAGGCTTGATTACTTTTGAATCTAATGTCGCCTTACCTTCCTTTTTTTGTTCTCCTTCGCCGACGATCTGTGCATTGCCTTCTAAGTTAAAAATAAATTCTTCTGTTCCTGAAAAAGGGATTGGCTTCTGTGATGAAACCTTTGCTAATGATGAGTGACCTTTTACTTTACTCATTACTTCCTTTACTAATTCTTTTGGAAATTCTACTGATTTTAATGCTGGCATATCTTCTATTCTCCTCTCAATTTTTGCGCCATACTCTTCCATGACGCATCACTTTTTTCTACACCACTTGGCTCAGTGTCCTTGCGTGGTGCTGGCTTTTCTAAGGCTTTCATGTATTCCGATAATGTCTCTGCATCTGCATTTAGTGCTTTTTCATCTTCTCCACGTAATCTGCTCGCAAATGTTTCAGGAATACCATGCTCCTTAGCAACCTTTCTTAATAAATTCTCTCTTTCAATTCCTGAAAGCTTATTCTTTAGATTTTCAAGTTCAGTGTTCTGCGCATCGTATTCTTCTTTCTTGCTTGATAGCTCTTCGTTTTCTTCTTTTAGCGTTTTTAATTTTTCTTTTAGTTCTTCGATATCTGATGCTGAATCTTCAAACTCCTTTAGTTTTGCTTTCAGTTCATCGTAATCAGCGTACTTCTCTTTTTCTCTCTTTAGTCTTTCACTGATAATACGATCCAGTTCTTCCTGTGTTTCAATTTTTTTAAATGGCATGTAAATGCCTCCTTTCTCCGCATTTACCCTTGCGTGAGGTTAATTTTTATATCTAAAAAGAGCGCTCTCTGAGTGCTCTTAATAGACTATCTTCTGTTTTCTCTTTGGCCTGTCCATTGCACAAGCCCAGTGCGCCAATAACGCACTATCCATCAATGCAATATCCATATCGTCATATTGTGCTCTGTATCCAAATCCACCATTTGAACCGATATTTCTTTTTTCACAGTTTGTTACCACATTATCAAATGACGGCTGCTCTGCATGTCTTAATGACTTCTTGTAAATTGCCTGTTCCCATAACGAATTCGCAACTATGACTTCTTTTACGGTTGGAAGCAGTACATTCTTGATTCTATACTCTTCAAGTTCTTTTTTAAGTATGCTCTGCCCGTTTGCTCCGTCAATGACGATTTTTGCAACATCAGCTCCTCTTAAAAATGCAACCATCCACGTATTACCTGAGCGCACTGAACGACAGTCTATGCACTCAACAAATATGTTTTTGTCAGCTGTTCGTACAGCAACGCTCATTGCTACATTTGTCCCATCGTTGCCGTACTTTATGCCGATAAACAGTTTTCCTGTCAGCTCAGGCATCTGATCAACAAGAAGCGCTTTCCATTCAGTTTCTGAAATTGCAGACTTTCGATTATAGGTAGGCCAGTATCCAAGTCTCTGAACATTGTAGTCAAGCTTGTCTTCTCCAAGTTCTGCTTCGATCTTTCTTTCGGTAAGATGATATCCAAGCGATGGGTTTGTCTGATACCATGCGTCGATATCATCCATTTCTTTTTCTTCGGTGACTGACCACTCGGCCCATCCTGAATATTTTGCTTTTCCAAAAAGACACGAATCTCTGTATTTTGAAAATACCGTTCCACTCGACACTGGTGTCGGTGGTGTACCACACATAATAGTTATAGGATTCTGACTGTCTGTAACTGTATACTTCAGTGCTGATTCCTGTTCAGTCGTATATTCCTGGGCTTCATCGATGATCATCACATCAAAGCCTTCACCGAGTCCGCCGTTTGAAGTTCTTGTTCTGAACTGAATTACACCACCTGTAGAATAAAGTTCAATTCTCTCCTGCCCTTTTGCACGAATTGAATTGAAATCCTTTGTGTCAACCAATCCTCGCTTTTCTTGATATCTTTTCAACTTCTCAAATGATGCGTGAGAAGTTGATATTCTATGTGCTGTGTGCAGAATGTTGAGACCTTTTTCTAAAGCCCACATTTCCAGCATGTAGATATCTTCTGTTTTCCCGTTTCTTCGCGCGATAGAGTATCCGAACTTCTGATGAATCCATAAACCATCATCACCAACTGCCATGATAGGCTCCAGCAAATTCTTTTCCCACGGATAAGCTTTCAAACCTGTTTCTTCATAGATTTTGACAGCTTCACCTGCCAAAGTTTTAGAATACGGAAGAATAACTGACTGTGTTGGAGTCTGACGTCCTTTTCTCGTTTCTTTACTTGTCATCTTATTTTGTAAGACAAAAGCACAAAGATATGCTATATCACTGTGCCTTTAGTCTTCTCATCTTCTTCTTTATTGATTCTGTTTCTTTCTTTTTTGAAAGCTTCTTATGGTAGTCTTCTATCCTCTTGTCTTTGGCTTCGCTCTTTTTCCACTTTTTAGTCCAGACATCCTGAACTTCCTGAGTTTTTCCATCCCCAGGGTTGTAGTCACAAATGCACCTACAGTTCTGATGTCTATGAAAAATGTCTTCTGGCACATTCGGATAATTATAGGTTCCTGCAATTCTTGTACACCACTCACAACACTTTGCTGCAGATATTCTTGTTATCTTCGGATGCAGTCCAGCTTTTGCATGAAAAGATGCGTTCGTTTGAATCGCATCATCAACTATCGATTGTGAAAAGTTTACAATCGGCTCATCAAGGATCCATTTGATTTTGTTGTAATCATCTTCGTTCGATAGTCTCTTGACTATTCCTCTTATCCTGTCTTCATTCAGTTCCGGCCTTTTTGCTTCAAGACTCAGTTTGGCTTTTTTGTTGAGTTCTTTCTGCACGTTCACTGCATAGTCTGATATGAGATTGTAGTTGTTCTTTAGCGTGTCGTTCAATAGTCTTTTCGCAATGTTATAGTACATTTTGCCATCTGGCAGATCGCTGGAACTGATTTTATTTTTGAACGCTCTAGCTAGCGACTTTCCTACTTCTTCTGCATATGCGTTTGCATCAATGTATGTTGCTGATTTTGAATCTACTTTGTTGACCAAAGACGATATCTTTATGTTGCTTGTGTATCCTTCTTCAAACGCTTTCTTTACTTCTTCAAGAATCTTAGGAAGCATATCTTCATTCATTGTCTTCATCCTCAGCATTAGTCACCGGAGTTGTTGCCGCTCCTTTGATGCCTGTAATGTCACGTATTGTCTCACCATCAACAAAACCAGGTATCGCCTGGTTGAGCTTGATTGCTCCATCGCCGATAAGCGTTAATGTATTAGCATCAGCTTCAAATAGTGGTTCCCACTTCACTGTTGTGTTCACAAACTGTGTTCTTGAATAGCTGAAATCATCATTGAGACAGGCGGCTGTATATGCCACATTGAGAAGACCGCTACCGATTGAACGCTGTGCCTTTCTTCCTGCCAGTCGCAAGTTTTCATGTGAAGCCTTAATTGCTTCTACTGATGATGGATTGTCAGAAGAAAAACCTAAATCGTCAAGCGTAAGCCCCATTTCTCCTGCAAATCCAGAAGCAGCCATTCGTATCTGATCCACGAACGGAGACATACTAACTGTTGCGAACTGTCCGACTGTTGGCTTATCTCCGTCTTCATCTTTGTAGAACTGAAGCATAGCGGAAATTGTGGCTTTCCATTTGTCCATCGGTTCAGCATCCTGCGACAGCCCAAGAACATATTTCTGAGGAAAAGAATAGAACTCGGAAGTAACCTCGGCTCTTTCAAGCATTCGCTTTGCGTATCTCTGATAGTACATTCCACTTCGTGTGATTCGGCTTCGCCCAAATGGTCTTACAGCATCAGGCCTATGAATGACTGGCACGAGAAGTGGCACACCTGCAGTGTTGACTTTTCTATACGGTTCCATTCCTTTTTCATAGAACCACGTTTCTTCACTTGTGAAATATGCTTCAATAACAGGATTGTTGTTGTCATCTCGTTTCAGAACAGCATAACCTTCTTCGAGAAGTCCTGTCGTTGGATCAATAATGCCTGTTGCGTTGTACGACTCGATAACCTGCAAGCGTGGTGCTTCGTTGCCGTCTTTTGAAATGTAGACAAAACAGCATGCGCCAATCAGTGCTGAAAGAACCACGCTGTCAAAGAAGACGTCAGGGTTGTTCTGCTTGAATATTTCATTTACATTGAAATCATCATTAGCAAACTCTCTGAACACGAGCCTGTCAGCAAGTGCATCTACACCTGTTGCATTCCAACCCAAACAGCTTCGATAAAGATTCCTTATTCTTGAAGGGATAGTGATACTCAAGTCACTATCCCATTCTTTCATTGCATATTTTTTGTATCTCATCTTAGCGCGCCCCTCAAAGGTAGCAAGCTTTCTTCTGAGATAGCCTATTCCTTTCATATTTGCTGCGTAAACCTCCTTTTTCTTCTCTTTGTATTATTTATCTTCCAAAGCCAAAAACCCCACACGAGAAAAAACGTACAGTACAGTGCGAACGTCTGAACGAGGGGGCAAGTGGGGAGTAACCCCCCACTTCAAAAAATTTTTTATTTCTTTTTTGCTCTATATGCAATCCAATTGATAGAATGTGGAAGATTCCTGTTGCCAATCACCTGTTTCGCTTCTTTTTTTTCACTGTAAAGCTTGTCTGACTTGTATCTATTGCATTGCCAGTGCGCAAGCTGTAAGTTTTCTATGTCAGATGGATGTCCACCTTTCGCGACTGGCACAATGTGATCAATGACTGGCGATAACGGATGTGGATATTTAAGCGAGACATCAACAGGCTTGCCACAGATTCCACATACATTGCGTGTCTTCAAGATAATCTTCTTGTTCTTCTCGAACTGTATACGGTGGGGTCCTATTCTATCCGGCCTCATATTATATCCCTCCAATAATAAAGAGAAGTCACATGTTAATATGACTTCTCTTGCTACAACTATCAGCAATATCATATTAACATATTCTCTTCTCTCATTCACTATCATTACTTAGCATTTACTATCAAGTTTCGCCACTTTAAGAAGTTCTTTCTTTGCTTTGTCATATGTTCTGTATACCGTAGCGTTTGATACATGGATCATGCTCGCAATGTCTTCAAGCCTCATGAACTTGATGTACTTCAAATAAATTACACGATAATAATCTTTGTTTTCGTTATCGTATAAGAGCTTTATTGTGTCTTCCACCTTCTTCATTTCTTCTTCAAGTTCTTCTTTTCTTTGTAGATCATTCAATAAACTCTTTGACTTGTCAGAGTACCCAGATAAATGCATTTCATATCCTGGTGACATCACACCAGTTTTTTCTTTCAGCGCAAGCCACTCGTAGTAATTGTTCCTATAAGATCGCATTAGCATAATCAATTCTTTCATATCATCTCTCACTTTCCACATTCCAACCATTCTATGAACTTCATTCCTACATAAGTTATAAGTGCCGTTATCACTGCAACTGCTCCTATAAGTTTAAAAATGATAATCATTCCTTGCTCTCTCTTTCTTGTAATTCAAAGAACGGCAAAAGCAAAGGACACGCCAACGCTATCAAGATATATTCAAATAGCTCTTTCATTTTTTGCTCTTTCATTTTGTTTCCTCTCTTTCTGCTATACAATCTGAATCTATAAAACCAGCAATGTTATCTACGTTAAATACTCCGACTGTATTTCCGTCATTACATAGTGCTAACGTTCTATCTTTATTCCACCAATCCGTACTGTTTGCATTAATATTTATAATTTTTCCATCTTTCAAAACTACGCTATACATTCTTTTCATTCCTCACTTTTTGTTATTCATTGTAATTGGACGTATCCCTAGAATATCTCCAATTAATTCAATTTGTTTTTTCACCCATCACTACTGCATATAATGTATGTTTTATCCGCAAAATACTTTTTGCATAATTTTTATAGTTTTATTAATCACAGCTACCGTTCTTATCCACCGCTTACGCTAATTTTCATACCGTCTTTTAACTTGTATGAAGACTTTAAAAACCACTGTATACCTCTATCGTCTTTATATCTTCTGTCTAATTCAAGCTTGTCTTTAACTGCGTTTAAAACTTGCAAAGGCAAGAAGATATAATAATGATCAATAGCACGTTGGTTCATTTCAAGAATAGACATATCATCTTTAATACCATAATTTAAATCTGCAATTCTGCCTTCGGTTTCTTTCAACATGTTTCTAACAATAGTATCAATTGTTTCAAACATGCCTTTTACATCAGTGATATAGCCTTCATAAAACCCGTCATCTTTATCTACCTTAACGCCATTCTTTTCTAAAAAATCTTCCCATTCTGGATAATAATCGTTATTACCGAAAATTTGAACACCGTCTATATAATGTCTAAAGCTCATTTAATTTTTCCTCTCTATTTCCCTTTGTGTATATATACTACACAAACAGTTATTTATTACTTCTTCTTATTTTTAACCATGTTTTTATCATGTCATAAATTAATCAAAGATATGCCTATCATCATTTCACCTCGTAAAAAGTATGCTCATAAGCTTCTACAACAATCAGGTTATGTTCCTTCTTGACGCTATAGATAAATGCGTCAAGAGTAGGCTTCTTGCCCTTCTGCAGTATTTCTTTAACTGTCGTGATCATTGTATTTCTAACGACTCCCGTTCTTTTCCAGTCGCTTCTAAGAACGCATACTTTAACAACTTCATCATTATGAAACTTTGATAAAAGATCACTTACACTTAATTCATTCATTTCATGTACCCTCTGTCCAGGACTTTTTCTCTTAAATCCTTGTATTGTTTCTTAAGCTTCTTGTTTTTCTCTAGAAGCAGTCTGCACTGATTTCTTAAGCGCTTATATTCAGCATATGAATATGTTTCCTTTTTATCTCCATCATTGAATCCTTTTTCAGCGTTTATTTCCGCGAGCTTTATTTCTCTCTGCTTTCTTGATTCCTTTTCGGAGATCTCATTTTTATAGAGCTTTTCCCAATTCTTCGCCTGCTTTTTCCAATACGCTCTTTTTTTATATGAATCAGCGTATTTAATTCTCGTTTTTTCTTCTCCGGCACGATATCCTGTTTCGGCAATGCACATCAGCAGCGCTCTTACACCATCAGGATATCCTTCAAGAGCCTGTTCAGAGAATGTGATGTGCCTGTTACCTCTTTGCGGCTTGATTTTTTCAATCACAACTTTTTCTTTTACCATTTCTATTCCTCCGTTTCATACACGTAGTAGCGTGAATTAGAAACTACATGATGTTTCTGATTGTATATATACTTATAGATCGTATCTCTAGAGATACCAAGTATTTTTGCACATTCGGAAGGTGAACCAAACGCAAGCACTTTGTCTCTTGTCTTGGCATCATATACGACAATGAACTTCTTTTTCATTTTCCTATCCTTTCAAAAAAGCTGCAGCTAAATGAGATGCGCATGTGATTATTGACGCTATGCATGTAGTATAGAATTTGATTAATGAGACGTTAACTTTTCTTTGTGACTTGAGAAGGGCTTCCTCCTATCTTTTTTTAATGTAATTTAATTTGTCATTGTTTTAGCGTCAGTTAGCAATGACAACAAACAAAAGCGCATCTCACTTAGCTGCAGCCTTTTAATTTTTTAAAAACAAGTGATGAAGTTATTCATACTGCACCAGTTGTTAACAAAGGTGATCACTTCATCTGAAGGCCTGGCATTGTATTTGGCCCTGCACTGAACGACCTTATTATTTTTCAGCTCCAATGTCACAAATGGATTTTCTATATCCTCAGCTTTTCTGACAAAGAATATATTTGTATCTCCAAATGCTACATTTTTGGCATATGATCTAACGCAGTGATGAAGTTCTTTGCTTTCATTGAACAATTCATCCAGGCATTCAACAGGTCTTATTAAAAATTTCTTGGAACTGTATTTCAATCTCTTCAATCCCACATCAGCGCTTCTTTCTTTAATAAGTTTGTCATAGCCAGCGTTTCTATCTACCCTAAAATTCTTTTCAGCTTCATCATGAACCTTCCAAAATGCTTTTGGATATTTCTCTACAGGTGAACCGATTGCTTGCGACATTTGCACATAGTCTCTATAGTCTCTATAATTTATTTTCTTTTTTTTATGCTTATTGCATGTGCATATGTAGTTTAGCACGCGCTTTATTTTCTTTGCTGATTCATAGCTTCCGGTATAGTTCGCTCCACGCATCAATTTTATGAGGTCTGTATCCGGATTGCTTACATCAGCGTTAAGCAATATTTCTGCTTCTATTGGATCCAAATCGTGTCTTATGATTTGACTTATTTGTTTTGCAGTTGCTTTGTTCAAAGTTGACAAATAACGATCATATGTATAATAGTTCAACGGCCCCAGCAATGCTCCCAGATAATTTCTTGCATTAGACTTTACAAGTCTTTCAATAGAAGAACATCTAGCATAGATGATTAGATAGTCGAGAAGTCCGAAGCCTAGTTTAATAGCTTGACTGAATCCAGAATATTCATAGCCTGTCCGTTTCATTACTTTTGAAAGTTTAGGCATGTACACATGATCTGTTGGATAACTGCGCCAAAATTCTGTACAGTCTTCTATCCAGTCGCCATAATTATTCCAAAAGCAATGACAAATGTATCCATGCAAAGTTTTATATGAATACTTCTTAATGGCGATTTCATAGGTCTTGTTCATTCTGCCTATTTCGACTACACAATGGTTTTCATCATAGCCATATTCCGTCTTTTTGATGTCTCTCATAATATAGAAGTATCTTACAATCAATTCATGCCTTCTATTGGATTCAAACTTAACGATATAGTCTTTTAATGGCTCAATCTTTCTGTAACGTTGGACAGTAAGGCGTCTATGGCAGCCATCACATGTGTGAACGGTTCCATCTTTCCAATTGCTATCCACAACATGAAATGAGTTGCAGTGGGTACAGTAGTACATCCACTTGCTTCTGACATGAGATGTATGAAAGAAGATGATTTTATGCTGACTGATGAACTCACGCTCAATAAAACTATCAAAGAACCCATCATCTATTTCTTCGATGTTAGTCAGTTCTTCCATGGCAACCTGTTTTCGCCAATACAATGCATCTCTCATAGATCAAAGAGCGATACCTGATTAACTTTTGGTTTCTTAGCTTTACGTTCAGCTTTACGCTTTTCCTTCTTCTCCTGTTCAGCCTTTTTGATTTCTGCAAGTTTCTTGTTGACTCGCTCTTCAACAATCTTATCGATGTCAACAGACTCCTTTTGCTCAACCTCTTTTCTATATTCAGAAAGCGGTTTAAGTTGTTTGTCGCCTTTTGCTGCAGCTACTTTAACATCGGCTTTTGAAGTATGTTTGACAGTGATATCATCTTCATCGTAATAATGAACCGCCAAGCCAAACACTTCTTCATCAGTCATAGCTACACGCGATCCTTTTTTCTGTGCTTCCTGAAGAATATATTGTCCACATTCTTCAAGCGACTTGTTTTCTTTGCCTAGTGAGTCTTTAATATCGTCTCTAGTCAGAAGATAATCAGCGATTACTTTTAACCAGTTGTCAACGTTATTGCGCTCTTCCTGTATTTTCATGTTCAAGTCTCCTTAAATTGAATTTTTCAAAAATGAAATGAGATAAGATATATATTTATATATATAATTATCTATATTGTTATATATATTATTATTGTGTGCCATTTTGACACTACCCCTGTGCCATTTTGACACTACCCCTGTGCCATTTTGACACTACCCCTGTGCCATTTTGACACTACCTATGCCATTTTGACACACGTTTAAATATTTTTTATTTGGTCCAACATTTCAGATAAATCATCACAAACGATATTAACAGAACTCTCATTTTTGTTTGTTATGTCATCAGGAGTAACAGCAGCATATTCATTGAATAGAACATTGTTGACTTCCTTCTGCTCTTTAATGATCAGCCCTTTATCACATAAAGCATTTAGAGCTCTAATTACTGAACGTCTTGACGAGCTGATACATGAGGCTAGATAGTTTATTGAGCCTGTATATTTTGCTCCAGTTGCTTGAGAGAATCCATAAATAATTGCATAGAGCATCAGCTCCTTGCCTTTTAGATTAAGCTTATTTATCATCCAACCATTGACGACAAAGTAATTTTCGTTTTTCATATTTATTCCTCACTTATAGGTATAGGGTAGCCATCTGGCAACCCATGTATAAATCCCTTGTACGCTTGTAATGCACTTATTTGTGCTATGACTAGCGCATTAATTTTGCATGTCTTTAATTCATTAATTTGTTTATCGAAAGCATTGTCGATTTTTATTCTGAGATTTGGCGTTAAAGGTTTATATCTTTCCATGTTTATTGCCCTCACTTTCTGACTCTATGATTGTTGGGGCATCTGTTCTAATCTCTCTCACATCAATCCGATTTATCGGTAACATATAACATTTTGTAATTTTGCTTTCATCAATCAATCTTCCGTGTCCTCTAGGAAGAGGTGTGCCGTTCTGAACACTCCTCATTAACCCATCAAGCATAGTGTTTGACTTTGGCTCTAAATACTTAATTTGGTTATACAATTTATCATCAATATCAATTACCACTTGCATGTTTCATTCCTCGCTTTCTTCCATGTTATGGCAAAATTCATATGCAGGACATTCTACACACTTATAAGCTTCTGCCCACAGTTCATCAAGTGTAGGTCTATTATCTTCCAAATATTCTTCCATTCCTTAATCCTCACTTTCTTTCCCATATTTTTTGTACCAATCAACAAAATCTTTTGTTTGTTCCAACCACGCTTTTTCATTCGCATTGAACATTTTTGCTAATTGTTTTTTATTGCAGATACAACCATCTTCATCTTCCCTTACATATTTTTCTGGTATTTCATCGCCAAATACTCTGCATGATGTATAGTTGCTTTCATATTCCGGATAATAGAGATACTCGCAATTATTACACTTCATTCCTTATTCCTCACCTTCTGTAATTCGTTACAATTGGACGTATCCCTATAATATCTCCAATTTGATTGATTGCTGTTTTTCGCCTAAATGTAGGCATATAATGAACTTTTTTCATCAAAAATACTTTTCGTATAATTAAAATCCGTATTTCTTGCTGATTTCACTTTCAAGCTCGGTCTTTGAGAAACATAGCGTTCTCCGATTCTTCTCAACCTTTCTTTTGCACGCATCCTTTACGATGCATCTTCCGCATGTTGAAAAGTCCTCCATTCCAATAAGCATTTCCGCAACGTCCGATACAAGATCATACTTATTTCTATTCATTTCCATTCTTCTTTCTTCCTCTCTTTCTTCTGTAATGTACGCTGTTCATGACATCTTTCATCTCCATGTCATTCAGTCTCGCATATCCTCTTGTTGTCTCAGTCGAACTGTGACCAAGAATGTCAGCTACAAGCTCAATGCTGTTTCCCTCGCTGATCAGCTTTTTTGTAAACAGGTGGCGGAAAGAATGAGCGTGTGCCTTGTTCAGACTTATCTTTGCATGTCCAGCTATTCGCTGGAATCTTTCCCATGCAGTAGACAGCCCAATTGGCCTTTCACTGTCTCTTGGTGCCCTGAACACATAACCACTTTCTATGCCATTCTTTTTTATGAATGCGTTAATTTCTCGTTTGACATCATCAGGTATCGTTATCTGACGATGCTTGCCCTTGTTGTAGATGCTGATCTGTGTACGATTGGCCAACCGCTCAACTGTAAAGAATTTCAGTTCCGAGAATCGTACTCCTGTTCTAGAAAGAACGATGATCATGAGACGCATGTCTTCCATGCCGAGCCTTCTCGCCCAGTACGTCAGTCTTTCAAGATCGGACTCACTTACAACATTGTTTACAGTAAAATTCTTCTGATCTCTTATCTGTTTTACTTCCAGAGCCGACTTGTACGTCTTGATCATGCTGATATCATCAGTCTCACAATAGCGAACGAACTTGTTTGCTATTGTAATGAAACTTCTTATGCTCGTCGGACTGTATTCCGACGATATCTGTTTCTTCCAATGGATCATGTCAGACTTTCTTATGTCAGCCACTCCCATTTCTTCAAACCGACGTATCATGTCGTTACAAACCCTTCTGTATTTTTTTACAGTGTTCTCTGCTTTCTCTTCTTCTTCTAATTCTTCACAAAATGTATTAAGTTTTGCTTTCATCATCTCCAATTCCATTTCATCCATCCAACTCCTTTACATAAACTTATAAATTCGCTATAATATACGAAAAGAGAAAACTTTGGACAGGTTCTTCTTTTTTATTTGGCATCCTATATGGATGTCTTTTTTTATGCATTGTGCTTCCAAATTGTCGTGTCTATGGTATTGATGCTCTGGCGAAAACATCAGGCTTTGTTAAAAGGAGGTCGGAAGCACAACGCGGTTCTCCTGGTACTCAGCAGGAGGTGTGACAGCAGATTCTATGTTAAAAAGGAAATGTATTATGACTTCTAGAAATTTGAAGGAATGTTGGGGGGTACAATCAGCACTTATTGCAAAAGACGTTTTGAATCTGCTGTCGCATCTCATGTCGAATCTAATTGATTGCTTCAGCACTTTTTTCTTTTTTGTGATGTTTTGTCAGACAATTATTATTATTAGAATCATGACTGCAACAATCATTGTAAGTATTGTAATTCCAATTGCTTCCTTTACTTTTCTTTGATATTCAATTTCTTGAAAGTATCTTTTTGTTTTCATAAAATCACCCCTGTGATTTTTAATAGCACAACCGCAATCCATCCAAGAGTTGTTCCAAGCAAGAACGCTGGAAAAATGATTTCGCCGAGGAACTTCAGCGTTTCAACAATTCCGTCAATAATGCAGTCTGTTACAAGAATTGTTTTTACAACCCAAGGCTTTAAATGATACTTGTTTGTGTACTTTCTTTTTATTTTGTGCATTGTTCTTTCATCTCCTTTCCGAATTGATCAATGGCTGTAAGAACATCCTTTTCTTTAAAACCTGTGTACTTACAGAACACTGAAATAGGTACTCCTTTTTTATTTCTGAAACTTTCACTTACACCTTCACTTTCATACCAGCGATTGACTTTTCTGGAATAAGTTGATTCACTCCAGCCAAAAAGCCATTTAATAATTATTTTGTTAATCATGTTACTTTCTCCTTTCTTTTGTGTTGGCTATCAACCAACTTTTTAATTAAAAAAAATTATGCTTCTATATTACTGATGTCTACATTTGCTATCTTCGCAATTTCAACAATTTCTTTGTAAAGCCAAGGACTAATACCATTTTCTTTTTTTTGATATGTTGAAAGTGGCATCTGTAAGATATCAGCAAGCTCTTTTTGTGTAAAATTCATATTGACTCTAATAGCTTTAACTTTTAACTTCATATTTTCTCCTTTTTGTTGGCTTCTAGCCAACTTACAAATTCAATTATACCTCATAAAAGTTGGCTGTCAACCATTTTATGAGTATTTTATCTTTTTTTTATTTATTATACGTCTTATTTTATTGTGTTATTAGCCAACAAATGATATTTTATAGGTGAAGATTTACTATTTAAGCATGTGAGGAGATGAATATATGTATAGTGATTTTAATATTAAGCTCGGTTTATATTTAAAAAACGCACGAAAAAATAAAGCAATGACACAAGAAGAGCTAGGGAAAGCTGTAGGCAAATCGAAAGCCTGGTACGTTGATATTGAGCGCGGAAAAAACAATTTATATTTTGATGATGCAAAAAAACTCGCTTCAATTCTTGGCTTTACATTAGATGAACTTGCTGATTTTGTCAGTTCTGAATAATTTTTAAGGAGGATATAGTCATGGATCTATTAAAGAAAATCTCTAATTTTTTTGAAAGCAGCGAAATATCAAAAGACGATTTAGAAATTATTTCTATTGATGTAGTGGGAAGTGATTATTACCAGGATAACTTCAAAAACTACATAAATAAAATCAAACTTCAAAAGAATATAGATTATGTTATGGAACAGAAAAGTAAATTTTCAAATATAGTATATGAATATAGATACATCCCTTCACTCAATCCAAAGCTTGTAAAAGAACATAAAAATCCTCACGACCCTAATGCAGTTTATGTGAGTGTTTCATACGGTCCATTATCTTTCAAGCTCGGCTATGTCGCTAGTGAAGAAACAGAACTAATACACAAATACCTGAACCAAAACAGAATATATGGTATTGACTTAAGAATTAGTGGCGGAAAATCAAAAATTATAGATGATGATACAGTCTATAATGATGAATCAAATTATCGTGTTTATATGAATATATTAGTTCGTAAACTTAATATTTAATTTTTCACCTTATAATTGTTTTATTACAAAAATGCCAGTCCGTTATTGTGGACTGGTTGAAAGGAAAAATGGCTTTATGTAATATAGCTATAGTACAATTATCATGCCTGTTTATTCATATCAAACGAAGAAGGGAAAGCGATATAGAGTCGCTTTCAGCTATGTTGATAGCTTTGGAACTGCTAGACAGTATCATAAGCGAGGGTTCACCAGCGCTGAAGAAGCAAAGAGACATGAAGCTAAAGCAAGGCTCATCAATTCAACGTCAGCATCTGAAATAACGCTTGTTACTGCTATTGACACATTTCTTGATTACAAAGCCACAAGAGTGCAGGATCGCACTGTAGAAGATTACAAGAATAGTTTATGCAATCATGTATATGGATTCTATGGTAACATCCGCCTCAGGAGAATAAGCGTCAAGGATATCGAACGTTTTCAGGCTCATCTTATAGCATCCTCTCTCCAAGAAAAGACAATTTCAAGAATACAAATGGAATTCAAGAGTTTTCTTCGCTATTGTCTTAGAAGAGGATATATTTCAACAAATCCATTCGACTGTGTAGAGCTTGTACATAAGGAACGACCTAAAAAAGAAATGATGTACTACACAAAGGAAGAATATAGACAGTTCAGAAAGCTTATCAGTGATGAAGATATGCTCTTGATCTTTGATCTTCTCTATTTTACTGGCATGCGTGTTGGTGAACTAGCTGCAAGGACGTGGAAAGACATCAACAACAACATGCTGTACATACATTCGCGATATAATTATCGCGATCATACAATTTTGGAGGGCACCAAGAACGGTTCAGTGCGTCATGTGCCATTAAACAATCTGCTATTAAAAG